GATTCATCACTGTAATAATGTTTTAATAATGATTTTAATGAAGTCAAGGATTCGTAACCCAGACGCTCATCTGATAAATCCATACTTCGAGTAGTTATTTTTTCCCAAGCATTTCTAAAACTACGCAATTCTTTTATGATTTCTTCACGAGTCATTTGATTCAATGGTTTTGGCATTGGTTTCCACATTTTTTTATAATTTGTAATAACATTTGTGTTTCGTCTTTGTAGTAATTTTTCTGCTTCATTTTTATTTATATTATCAAGCATAGGCAATATATATTGGATATCTTCACTAGACATGGATTCTCCTCTAACAGTCCAAAGACCATTTGCCATTTCTTTTTTAGAGCCATTGACTGATACGGAGTATTTTTTTTTTAATTGTTTTAAATCATTTGTATTTGTTTTCGTTTTTTTCATTTTTTTGGTAGAATTTTTCTTTTTTAATACATTGATTTTTTTCCATCGTTGTATTCCAGATGAAGTGGTATCAATTATCCACATATTTCCATCATTACCTCTTTTTTTAGTTCCTTTTTTAAATTTTGTTGCACTTTGACTAGGTGCTTTTCTATTTGTCATATATAATAATAAGAAAAAAGATTGTGTCTTGTTTAATATAATAAAAATAAAAATTGACTTGTAAATATATTTAAATCATATGCAATAAAATAGTCCTTAACATTAATTGCGCCAATAGAAAAAAAAGATATAATTTGGGTTTTATATGAATTTTGAAGAATACTAATACGCTGTTTTAGATTATTATTTTTTACAAATCTTAATGCATATACAGTCGGTAATGTAAGAGGCATGATATAGTTCACTTTTAAATTATCTTTATATAATTTATTCTGTGTATAATATATGCCAGAGCCAAGTGATACATTATTATATAATAGAATAAAGAAGCAAGTATATAAAAAAATACCAAAACACAGTGCGTATAGAAGTGGTATAGTAGTTCAGAAGTATAAAATAAGTTTTAAAAAAAAATATGGAAACAAGAGTCCTTATAAAGGAAATTATACGAAGAAAAAAGGATTAAGTCGATGGTTTGATGAAAAGTGGGTAAATCAGCGTGGAGAAGTAGGTTATAAATATAAAAATGATATATATCGTCCAAGTAAGAGAATTACAAAGAAAACCCCAACAACCCATAAGGAATTAACAAAAAAGCAAATAAAAAAAGCTCGTAAAGAAAAATATACAAAAGGACGAGTTTACAGATTTAAGAGAAAAACACAAAAAGGAGGAAAGATATTTAAAGAATATCCCGACTTTAAGCCAAATTTATCACCAAGAGAAATATTTTCATTAGGCAGTTTTGGTGGAACTTATTGGAGGCCTATTTATTCAAACGTTACAAAAAAACACTATAAAAACATACATAAAAAATATCCAAAATCTTGGTGGAAAAATATTCCAGAAAAGAAATTAAGTCAATCAAAATATGATAAATCTATAAATAAATATAAGGTAAAAGTAGGAACTACATTAGATTTTTGGGAATCTAAAAAATGGATTAGTAAATACAATCCGTATGGATGGATGCATTGGTATTGTGATTTTTATAATGGTAAAAAAAGTCCAGATGATGAGCGGCAAATAAAGCGTTGGTTAGGATTAGCTGGTCCTCGCGGACGATTTATGAGATTTTTAGTAACTCAAATATTAAAAAAAAAAGGAAAATGGAATGATGAGTCAATTAGTCCAAAAATACGTCAAGTATTGCAGCATTGGGGATATAAATTGACAAAAGCAGACTTTGACAGAGAAATAAAACGGCGAAAAAAAAATAGGCTATTATAATATGTATGACATTATTATAATAGGCGGAGGAGCATCGGGATTATATTGTGGATTACAATTATGTAAAAAATATAAAATATTATTATTAGATGATAGAGACTACTTGGGTGGACGTATTCATAGTCATAAAAATCCATCCTATGAAATAGGCGCGGCGCGATATCATAATAAACAGCATCATTTATGTAAATTAATAAAAAAATATAAATTAACTGGATATCCACTATCAAAAGAGGTGGATTTTATACATACAAAACATGAGTATATTCCATGTGGAATGGATTTTTTTCATAATGCAATTCAAGATGTATTAAATAAATCTAAATCATTGAGTAAAAAATATTTACAGTCTATTACATTTAAAAATTTATGTAAAAAATTTTATAGTAATTCAGATGTGAATTTTTTAATAGATGTATTTGGATATAAAAGCGAGTTTATAGATTTAAATGCTTATGAAGGATGTAATACATTTTCTAGAGATTTTGGAAATCAACAATATTTTGTTATTGGTGAAGGTATGGGAACATTATGTGAAAAAATGGGTGATGACATTAAAAAAAATAAAGGAGAAATAAAGTTAAATAGTCTAGTAACAAGTGTTACACAATGTCATGACCATTATAGTGTAAAAGTAGATTCTAAAAGCTTTGATGGTAAAAAGATAATATTTGCAATAAAACCACATCAAATGAAACAATTTCATGTATTAAGTCCCGTATTTTCAAATTTAAATTCGGTAGGTGCAGGAAAATTATTACGAATATATGCTACATTTCCAATTGATTCAACACATGGTGTATGGTTCAAAGGTATGAAAAGGACTACTACAAATTCTTTTTTAAGACATATTATTCCAATATCAGAAGAATCTGGTTTAATTATGATATCATATACTGATGGTCCGGATGTGGATAAGTTTTTAAAGAAGAAGCATACATTAATGCATGATAAACATATAGAGCATATGGTGATGGATGAGTGTAGAAAATTGTTTAAAGACATAGAAATTCCTAAACCATTATATTTTAAGTCTCATTATTGGTCACATGGAGCTCATTTTTGGAAAGTGGGATATGATTCCGATAAAATAATAAATGAAATGATACATCCCGTTAGAAATATATATACATGTGGTGAAGGATTTTCAAAAAAACAAGCGTGGGTTGAAGGAGCATTAGAAAGTGCAGAATTGGTGATTCGTAAATTATTATGATAAACATTATTTTTTATTACCTCGAATTAACCAAGAACTAGACTGTATTTTTTCACCAAATTCATCTCTTAATTCAATGCCTCTTTTATTGCAGATTTCGGTTTCAGGTATAGTATTGTTATTTTGGTCACCACCATTGCAAAAGTAGTGAGGTTTTGGTTCAATTGTTTCGAGTGTTTTACATACAGTTCTATCATTATCAATTGATTTGACAACTATATCAACACATCGAAGTTCTTTAATGATTTTGATTCTTTCGTCTACAGGCATAAATGGTTTACCTTTTTTGAGTATTGCCTGTGTATCATTATTAACAATTACCATTAATTTATCTCCAATTTTTTTAGACATTTTAATTCATAATAAATAGATTAGAATTATAAAATTGAAGAGATAATATAGCTTTAAGTATATCAGCAACTAAAATAAGAAAATGCATATCTTCATGAGTGCTCCAAATATTTTTTATATGATGTGGAAAATAAATTGGTTCTATTACAGGAACATTTAAATTTGTATTATCTACTAAAGTTCCACAATAAAATGCAATTGTATATACAGTTAACATAAGCATCCATAATATATTATATTTCACCGATTTACCAGATATATAAAATACATATATGCTGTATAATGCTATAATAGAATGTCTTATGATAGAAACTGTGTGCTTTGTATTTTTATGATATATTTTTTGTATTGCTATTAATATAATATTAATACAAACTAATCCTATTGCAATGTATAATTCGTTATATAATCCTAGTCCATATTTATTCGCATAAACAGTAATTCCTGAATGTATTGATAGTGGTATAATAATCAAATCAATATTATGTATTGTATTTAAATTATTTTCTGATTTAAATGGATATAAATGATATATGGCAGATATAAAATATATACAAAATTTACCAATTAAAAAAAGAAATACTTCTTGATTTTTATTATAATAAAAAGAATAAATCAATAATATAGAAATAATATAAGTTGTAATTCCGTGAAGTATTCCCCTATATTTAGGTTTAGGTTTTTTATCAATATAATAATTAAAGTTAGTTTTTGCCATGGTTATATTTTTTATTATATTTTTCCATATAGTGCTATATAGAGTTTTATTTAAAAAATAAATACAATATATGTATGAAATGTATATAATAATATGAATCATACTTAAATATTGAAATATGTTTTTAATTATTATATTGAAGTATATATATGAGTCCAAAGCCAGAAGATATATATACGGCATTAAAAGGTGTAAAATTCTTAGATTTAAATAAAACAAGAAAAAATGTGGTAAAATTAAATGCAAGAAGTATAGGTAAAAAACCAACTAGAAAAGCTTTAGATATGGTTAGAGACAAAATATCTTCAAGTAAAAAAGCGCGTTTTAGTGGCGTATTTGGTAAAATAGCAAATCCAACTTCAAAATGGAAACCAGTGCAAAGCGCATTATCTAGAAAATATCCGAAAGTGCATAAAATGTTATTTGCCTATGTAAAAGCTCATGCTCCTCCAGGATTTAAATTTGATTGTATTACGGTGAATCATAATTTAAAATGTAAAAAACACGTAGACTCGAAAAATTCACCGGTGTCTCTAATTACAGCTGTAGGGAATTATACAGGAGGGGAATTATGTTTACAAGACCCTAAAAGTAAAAAAATAAAAGTATGTGATACGAAAAATAAATTTTTGTTATATAATGGAAAAGAGTGGAAACATTGGAATAAAACAATAAAAGGAGACAAATACAGTATTATAGCGTATTATAGATATGGAAAAGGTAAAGATAATATTCCTCCAACTGAACCAAAATGGATTAAATAAAGTATAAATTTATTTTTTATAGTTTATTTATATTTGTCACATAAAGCCGGGTAAATTTCACCATTTTTTTTAACAGCGGCTCTTCTTTCTAAAGCTCGTTTTACTGCCGTATTTTGAGCACCAACTCCAGCACCAGGTTGATACTTATTTTCAATACTTAATCGGGATGTAAAAAAAAGATTGCGCATTTTTAAAGGAGTAACTCTTTCCATTATATATAATATAAATATTATATAAAATTACGATATACGTTTAGTAGGAATATTAGCTGAAACAACATAAATAGAATTTTCGGTAACAATAATAAATTCTTCATCTACTTTAAAAATCTTCGCAATAGGACTAGTATATTCATCTTCACTTTTTACTAGTAATTTTTCATCATTGTCTCTTACACCAATCAGTGCATTTTTATCGCAACTAGAAGTCCAATAATCCAGTAAAATAGGTTTATCATCAACAAGTGCAAGACGACATGCATGTTGCATAATTTTGTCGCTAGGAAGCTTATAACTTTCTTCTTCAGCCATTTGTATAATTATGAAGACCACCTTTAAATAGTAATATTGATTAAATACTTATCTCAAATTAAATATATAGATGAATAAAAATATAAATATCACAAATAAAACAAATTATAAACGAGTATGCTACGATTCTTTAAATGATGTAGTAGACTCTTTTATAAATATATTGAATAATTTTGTAGTAGATTTTACTAAATCAACGAATTTATCAATGTATAATCATAATTTTATTTTAAAGAAAGGCGCTTATTGTATACGAAACATATTTAGTCTATATATAAATGCATCCAATAATTTAGAATTAACCGAAATGGTAACAAATAATGCATTACTTTATTATATTGAATTTATAGGTCAAATTCATAAAACAAATATTACGGATTTAGATTCAAAGGATGTATTATTTTTTGTTTATAAAAAAACAATATTTGATATGATAAAAACAAATAATAAATATATACATGATGTTAAATTTAATGCGATTATTCGCTTATATATATATTTATGTTTAGAAATAAAGTGCTCTAGATTAGAAGAATGGTTGTGTATTATTAAAAAAATAAACACTATACAACATTTGAATCATTTATATGATATAATTGTTCTAAATCATAGTGAAAAAGATTTAGATATATTATTGGATAATTTAAATCAAATACAATGGGATAAATCATACCATATACAACCATTATCATTTCCATTAAGGATTATATATAGATAGTTAGCTTTCTTTTTTTTTTACTTGATTGTTTTTTTTGTGAAGGTATAGAATCACATGATATATTGATAAATTCCTTTTTAAAAATATCACTAAGATATTCATATACTTTAAATAAAATATCATCTTCACATTTACCAACAATTAAAACACTACCAGTTCTAAATATCATAAATGATATTTTTCCACCATCATCTAAGGGATATTTACATTGGATACCTGGATAACTACATGGATCATAATTACTGTTAATACGATATTTATATTTTAAAATATTATGAAACTTTTCTCGGTCTAAATAATAATTACAAGTAAAATTAGAATTTACTAAAACAGTTTCTGATTTATTTTCAATAAATTCTATTTTATTTGCAATATATGGTTGTATTATTTGAATCAATAATTGAATGGCTTTTTCAAACATTTCATTTGTTTGAATTCCCGGAATTTCTAATTTACCCGTATTAAATACTTTAATATGTATTTCTTTGAATGTGTTTTCTATTTTTATTCTTAGTATTACGACGAAGCAATTGTAAAATGCACTCTTTTCTTTTGAGCGATTATTTAAAATATCTTTTTTACATAATCCAACACTTATTTTACGCACATCTTTAAATGAAATTCTTCCTGTAGGATTATTTATCTGAGTTATTATTTTAGTACATGTAACCTGTTCACGATTTGTTTTTTCAATTATTTCATCTACTTGAGATTTTGTAGTGGAGTTAAATTTCATTTGTTTTTTAACTACACCTTCATATGGAGTATCGTAAGGCATTACATTAATATTCCAAAATACATCATATAAATGTATAGTTTGGTTTAAGTAGGCTATTTTTGTTTTAGTAGATATGTATATATTAGAGCATTTAGGCGGTTCTCTTATATTTTGTTCTTTATCCATTATATCTGATGTATTTGTTTTTCCAGATAAAAATAGCTCCCACTCATCATTAATATCTAATGTTTGCATAAGTAACTTAATTATAATTCTTTAAATTATCTTTCAATTATTTTCTAAATAGTTATTATTGATGTTTACACAAACACCATGTAAAATAACAAGTGCTTATGATTTAGAGTTATTTAAAAGCTATTCATTACAAGGAAAAAATTTTGACCCAAATAAAATAAATAAGTCAAATTACTGGAATAATCGGTTATTACACAGATTAAATAAATATTATGATTTTGAAAGTGATAAAAAATCTTTTAAAAAAGTAACAAAATAGCTTATAATTTCATAATCTTTATATTCTTTAGAATGACAAACTTGTTCCATAAAATCTAAGCACAAAGAGTTTATATTATTAGGATAAGTGTATAACAAAAATATAAAATAATTTTCAAAAAAGCTTTGCGGATTAATTTTATATCGCAAACAAAAAGATTCAATATATTTTATACAAGATTGTATTGTATTATTTTGTAAATAACACGTAAGTTCTATCATATTTTGTTTATTAATTGAAAATATACTATTATGTTTATTAGATTGCATATAATTTATCATACTTCGTATATCTGAATTAAATTTTGTTTTAATTTCTTCAATTTTTTTTTTGGGGTATTTTGTATTTTCTAATTTATTTATGTTTCCCAGAAATTGGGTAAGTTCAGTTGAATTTGTATTATTAAATCTTATTTTAACAAATTCATATTGAAGTGGAATTATAATTTTACTAATATAATTACACATTAAACAAAATCGAATATTGGGAGTTTGCTTATGAATTAATATTTTTAATGCGTGTTGAGCACTCTTTGTCATATGATCTACTTCATCTAATACAACAAATTTTGGACCAGTAATAAAAAATGATTTTGAATTTGTAAATTGATATAACTGATTTCGAATGATATCAATACCTCTTTCATCGGATGCGTTTAAATGAATAATAAGTTGTTTATTTCTAACGCCATATTTATCTTGATACGCATTAATTAAATTAATAATAGTAGTTGTTTTACCTGTTCCCGGGGGACCATATAATAAAATATTTGGAAAATAGTTTTGTTTTAGTATATTATCAAAGAGCTGTTTATTGATGGAATCAAATACAATATTATGCAAATCTTTTGGACGATATTTTTCCACCCAAGGTATTTTATTTACGTTGGAACTCTTTTTCATAAATTAATTAATGAAAGTATTTAAATTAATATAATTATAGATAATTATAATGCCAAGAAAAAAGGCGACTGATACGGAGAATGCACCAGTTAAAATACCAAAAAAAAGAGGACGAAAGCCAAAAGGGGGTAAAATTGTAGACAAAGATATTGTAATTAACAATGATATCAATTTATTTTCTAATGTAATTGTTCATTTAAAATGCACTAACGAAGATTTAACAAATGAACCGGATTTTCTTTCAGAAATGCAGTATAATCCAGAAATAGAATCCATCGAATCATATTCTATAAATAATAATAAGTTAGGGTATGAATTATTAAATAATACAAATGAAGTGGTAGATAATAATGTAACATTAACAGAATCTAAACCAAATAATGAGGAAGATATAAAAATGAAAACCATTTGGAAAAAGATTCGAGACTTAGATATGTTATACAAAATAAATATGATTGATAAAAAGTCTGCATGCTTTTGGTGCACATGTGATTATGATAATCCTAGCGTATATATACCAAAAATGTTTATGAATGAAAAATATCATGTATATGGTAATTTTTGTAGTCCAGAATGTGCTTGCGCTTATTTATTTAATGAGCATTTGAATGATTCTATTAAATTTGAGCGTTATCATTTATTAAATTATATTTATTGTAAAATATATGATTATAATCGTAATATAAAACCGGCTCCCAATCCATTTTATGTATTAGATAAATTTATGGGTAATCTATCTATTCAAGAATATAGAAAGCTGTTATTTAATGAAAGGCTTTTATTAGTAATAGATAAACCATTGACTAAAATAATGCCAGAATTACATGAAGATAATAATGAACATAATATGATGGGTGATTATAAGTATATGTTAAAAAGAAAATCCGAAAAAATAGTGAAAAAAGATATCGTATCCAAACAGTTTCAAATAAATTAATATATTTTTATGTATGTATTAATTTATTAAAGATTTTGCTACTTTTTCAAAGTATTTTTTACTGGCAATATGTGTTTTTGAAAATAAATTACAATAAAATAAATAAGCATCATATACGTTTCTATTTTCTTCCACATTTTGTTTATATTCAGTTATTGCAGTAATAATGTCGCTTTGTTTATCCCATAAATCGCAATTGATGTTTAAAATATACTTATCTTGTTCGATAGTAATAGATGGATAAAAATGCTTTATGAGTTCTAATAGTGTAAATTCATCCATAGATTGCTTACTGTGTTTTAAAAATAAATCTACTATTTCACTTAATTTGAATTCATTTTCGGATGTATCATCTATGGAAATGTGTTTGTCCCAAAACTGTTGAAAGGTTGAAACAACTGGAAGTTGTAAGCTTGTAATATTTAGATATTTATTTCCATCTTCTTCAAATGTAAATAATGCTCGTAATTCTTGTTTTAATTGATTCGATGAACAAATACTAGGAAGTTTATGTTTTGCAAGATATTTTTTCCAAATAAAAATCATGTTTTTTTCTTTAATATAACTGTCTGTTGTTTGAATAAACATTGTGCTAAACTGTTTGACAATAGAAGTCAATGTGTTATTTTTTAAAAAACATGAATATGAAGCCAGATTTTGATGGCGTGCATAAGTTAAAAAGTGGTCTGCGTTTTTATAACGAGCACTGTAATGACATGACACGCATAATAATTCAATAATGTTTTTTTGAAATCCACTGTAAAATTGCATATTGATGGGGTTAATTTCTACAAGTCGACAGTCTGTGTAATTATGGTCATGATATTTATATTTAAATAAGGAATTGACATAAATATTATTAAATTGTCTTTTGATAGCTTCATCTATGACGCTTATAAAATCTTTAGCATGAAATGGCAAAAAATAAAGCAAGGATTGTGTCTTTTTCAAAATACAATCCCCCAATATGGTTAAAAAATATTTTGCGTGTGTTTTAGTTTTGAATACATTAGGATAGAGACAACTTAATACGCATTGTATGGTAGTTGTCTCTGGTATGGATAAGAAGAGCGAGCGCTCCCGAATTTGTTTTAATACATAATTGGGCATCTTATGTTTTTGAGAATAAAGCTCATGTTCGGTATTTATTAATGTTAGAATTTCATGATGAATATTATCACATGAGCAAGGAATATAGGAGTTATTTAGTAAATAATATTGTTCGTTTTGAGAACAATAATAATAGGGTTTATTGGAAAGAAACTGCATTACAAATTGTTTTTTTTGTTTGTCTGTTTCCGCTCGAATTCTCTTTCTTTCTTCATGATTTAGGTAAATGGTTTCAAGGAGATTTTCCAAATTTACATTAATATGATGATTTAATTTTTGAGTCATGTATTCATTGTCTTTGTATTTATCCATAAGGCTTTCTATTTTGGAAAACATTTCTTTCTGCATATATTAAAAATAAGTGTATGGTTTTAAATCCTATTTATATATTTTTTTAATCTTACTATATAGTAAGGGGATGAAAACAAAACGGAATAATAGAGGCAATAAAAACAGAAAGACGATGAAAGGTGGCGGTGATAACTCCCGAGCAGAGGAAAATCTAAATACTGGTGTTAATGGTGTTTTTTGGAAAAAGGGGCATGGCGAAGGTATACTTGGTTCGAAAGGATGGAGAACACGAAAATATGAATTGAAAAAAGTGAATGCACCAGATAAAGAATATCAGCTCAAATATTATGATGGGAAAAAAGAGAAAGGTATAATAAATTTTAATGAAAATGATATTGAAGAAAAATTATTAGAACAGCAGAAAGAAAAAGAGTATTTATCTGGAGAGATAACGGATAATCCTGCTGAAGCCGTAAATTTAGGTAATGAAGATTATTTTAAGACACATAAAATGTATCGTATAAGTGGTATCAGCGAAAAAAATAACGAAAAGGAATATGATATTTTTTTTGGCTCAAATGATCCTTTTAAAACACATAAAATATTACAAAAGGGTGGTAAACGTGGTCGCAAAACGCGAAAACATAAACGTAAAACGCGTAGAAGGAAGAATAAAAAACGTAAATCCCGAACACGTTCAATTAGACGACAATAAATATAATAAATCTTCTTTTATTTGATTACAAACTGAAATAGGATTTTCATTTTGTATAGAAATAATATTGCTCGATTTTAATATGATTTAGGTAAATTTTTTCAAGAATATTTACTATGATTTATTTTTAATATTTGTATATAGTAAAACAATGAAAACAAAACGAAATAATAGAAGAAATAAAAATAAGACGCGTAGAAGAGGGGGGGCAGTCAAGACGCCCTTGCCGCCGGCAGTCAAGATGCCAAAGAGGGCGGTAGACATGTTAGAAATTTATATAGAGCCATATGTTAAAGAATTGAATACGTCTGGTAATGATAAATATAAGTGTTTAGAAGGTACGACTATGGGGAACATGGCAGGAGCTGCAGGCTTTGAGGCGCCAGAAAATTGTGTTTCAAATACCGATCTTAAAACATTTCAACAAACAATGGTTAAAAATTATATAAGTAACTATGATTCTAATTTAATAGATAGATACATTAAAGATAAGAGTCATGTTAATTTTGTATCTGGAATTATAGAAACCCGTTTAAATACAAAGAATAAGGCGAGTAATATAAAAAGCTTATGGAACCCTTACTTAGTAGATGGTGATTTCACTACTAAAAATAGTTATAATGTAGTAGTATCTAGTCATCAACATTTAATAGATAAATTATTGAAATGGAAGCCTCCTGAACAGTTGTTAAAATTAAATATTAGAAATAATGATAATACACCCGCTAATAAAGCTCATCATTTAAAATATATGGATAAAGGTTTGATCTATGGAGAGAAAGAAAAAGACAAAAAGATGGGATTAAGAAATGGTATGGTTATTATGTTTGAGTTTGACACGGATAAAATGAATTCAGATAGCGACGTTATGAAAATAAAAGTATTTTGCGAAACAACTGAGTTAACTAGTGGGAAAAATAAATATTTATATCCTCCTATTGAGGAACAGTCTTTAGTAGAGTATTTCGATGATGATTACATAAAAGATATTAAAGACTGGTTCCAGCCAAAAATCAATAATTTCAATCAAGGTAAATCTAGATTCTATAGATTATATATAATACGTCATAAATATTCTATTCATAATAAAAATGAAAGTCAACCCGAAGACGACGAAGAAATAAAAGTTTTGAACTCCCCATTAGCTTATAAATCTACAGTTCCGACGGAGGAAGACATATTAGGAGAATATAAATTAAAAGCGACTGACCATAATAGATTTATATCTTCTCCTTTAAATAGAGCTATTGAAACCTTAATTCTGTTTTTAAATAATAATTCAAATTGGGAAGGTGAAAATCCGTATATAGGTAATTTAGATGATATACTTGGAAAATTTCAAAAAATATTGATGAATAGATGTAATGCCGATATAGCTGATAAAGCAAGAGGGAAGTTATCAAAAACAGAACTATCTAAGCTTGGTAAATGTGGAGAATTAAAGCCTAAAATGTTGAGTGAATATGATAGTGATATGAAACGTGCAGAAACGCTTCATTTTCGGGCAGCAGCACAGAAAATAAAAAAAGCAGAAGAAAAACTGGAATTCTATATTCCGAAGCCGAAGCCGACGCCGGCATCGCGGGTGGTGCCAGTGCTAGCGACGACCAGAAAGTTGGTAGAACCGGCGCCGCCGCCGCCGCCAGCGGCGCAGGAGACTCCCCCGCCGCTGGCGACGCTGGCAAAAGTCGAATCATCTTATGGCGGTGATGGTTCTCGTCATGGTCGCAAAACACGCAAGCGAAAACATAAACGCAAAACGCGAAGAAAGAAGAATAAAAAACGTAAATCCCGAAGACGTTCAATTAGACGACAATAAATCTTCTTTTATTTGATTACAAACTGAAATAGGATTTTCATTTTGTATGCAAGCTATATACATATTGTGTATAGAGTCATGATAAGCTAATTCAGCTTCAAACTTTTTTTTATTAGATTCAATACCCCATAAAATACTACTTATTAATATAACATTACTCATAGAAGCTTTAAATATTTCTACATGTTCTGGAGTTAATTTAGTAGGCTGTATAGAGTTAAAAAAATATCGTTTGGGTTTATGAAATGTAAACGACATTTGTTTCTGAAATCTAGCCCCTCTAATCATTGATAATTATTGTTTCAAGTATTTAAATTGTTTGTTATATTTATATGGACAATTGGATAGTATTTTCAGTCATAGCTACATTTGCAACCACATTAATCACAATTATAATTCGATACTTAAATGATTTTGGAGAGAAAAAATATTTAGAAGCATACATGTTAATATCCTTTTTATTCATTAATGTATTATTAATGATATATTTAGCATTTCAACCAAAAAAATGGGATATAAGACCTATGAAAAATAAGCCAATTATATTTTTATTCTTATTAGCTTTAAGTTTGTTAGCAATTGTTACGGTATATTTTTCTTCAAAGGCTCATATGTTGGCCCCAAATCCAGCATATTCTTCTACAATTATTAATTTTAATATTGTATTAGTTTTGATATTAAGTATGATTTTATTTAAGTCACCTATTAATTTTTATACAGGGTTAGGAATGGCTCTTGTATTATTAGGGGTAATATTCATTGCGTTAAATTCAGATAATAAAACAAAAAATTAATATTTAAAGATTTTAACGTACCAATACTTATATGTCAGGTTTAGATAATTCACAGAAAAATGTATTAACCATAAAAACGGTTCAAATTGCACCATTTAGAATATTGATGACTGCTTTAAAAGATATATTATTGGAAACAAATATAACATTTCAAAAAGATGGGATTAAAATCATAAATATGGATAAATCTCATACTATTTTGGTTCATTTACATTTATGGGCTGATAATTTTGAATTTTATGAATGTAAGCAAGATAAAATAATTATAGGTGTAAACATGTTTCATTTGTTTAAATTAATTAATACCATAGACAACGACGAAACCTTGACTATTTATATAGAAGAAGATGATTATAATGAAGGTATTGTAGAATATTTAGGATTAAAGTTTGAAAATGGAGATATTAAACAATGTAAAACTCAAAAGTTACGTTTAATAGAACCAGATGCAGAAGAACTTTCCGTTCCAGATGTAACATTTTCATCTATAATCAATTTACCTTCTGCTGATTTTCAGAAAATTATAAGAGATTTATCTTGTATATCTGATAAATTGGAAATAAAATCGGTAGGTAATGAATTATATTTTAAATGCTGTGGAAATTTTGCATATGCAGAAATATTAAGAGCTGCTTCGGATGGTTATATGGAATTTATACAAAAGCAAGATAATGATAAAATTATTCAAGGGGAATTTTCCTTGAAGAATTTAAGTTATTTTATAAAATGCACTAATTTATGCAATCAAATAGAAATGTATTTAGAAAATGATTTACCATTGATTGTTAAATATAATGTTGCATCATTGGGAGAAATTAAATTATGTTTAGCTCCATTGCCTTCCTCAAATACTACTTTATCTTAATCTGTTATTTTTCCGGTTGTAAATTGCTTAATTAATGTAAATAGAATAAATATACTTATTATTCCATCTATACCTAATGTTAATTTTGGAACAATTTCCATTCTTTCAATATGATTTAAATCATCTATTTGCATTTTTTCATATTCAATTGTTTGAATTAAAAAATAACATATTAGCATGGCGGCGATTAAAAATAATAGACTAAAAAAAATATATGCGGTATTAAATATTATGGTTTTGCCTCTATAATATCTACTTACTGCTAACAAAGCCAATGATACTGATGTAAATAGACCCACATTACGTAATGATGTTTGATAAAACATTAATAAATCTTTTTCATTATCCATTATATATAATATGTCTAAATTAATATTCTGGATTATGTTTTTTAAATAAACATCCATTTTGATTTAATCCCTCAATATGTTTAATAATATCTGGATTTTTATGAGTGCAATCGGATAACCAAATTTTTAGAATACAAAAATTTTTCTTAGGTGATAAGGTAATACCATTAATTTTAGAATAAATTGTTTCACATACGAGTGTTTTGCCAATAAGCATAAAATAAATACGTTTCCATATTTTATAAACGTTTTTATTTGATATTTTATAAGAAAAGCTACCTCCATTTCTATTTTTTGGAGCTTCCCACATAGGATTTATATTTTTTTTCATAAGAAATATCATACAATGTTTAATAAGTTCTTCACCAATGCAATCATTTAATAATATAGCTTCTTCTGCAGTATTAAATGTTAATATTTCTTTATATCCACTTAGTGACCAGTTTGTATCATTTGGTAGATGAACCCAATAGGTCCAGCTATCAGATAAGGGGTGTGGGTGCATAGAGGATGTAGCATTACAAATTTCACTCATGCTTATAATTATATTTGTGTTTTTTTTTTATATAGATTTTACTTATATATTGTTTATTATAACATACCAACTTTTGTATATTCATTTGAAAATACATTTGCACTAAATGAATTATTAGGTTTAACTATACTAAATGTTTCTTTCTTTTCATCATGTGGATTTTTAATATCATGATTATGATTATGAGTATGGTTTAAATTATGGTTATCATTTGATTGATTCTGTGAATTTGATTTATTCTGTGAATTTGATTTATTCTGTGAATTTGTTTGATTTTGAGGATTATTTGGGTTGTTACAATTCGAGCCGCTTTCATCATGTTTTGCAATATCACTATTTGGACAGCATCCATATTGGGTTCCTTCGCA